TTAATAATCATCATGATATTCACGTTGTTCGGCGAGATTGTCGAAGCGTGAGAATTGTCCATTAAATTTTAACCGCACTCGACCAATCGGGCCGTTACGCTGTTTACCGATAATAATTTCTGCAACACCTTTATCTTCCGAGTTATCGTTATAGACTTCATCTCGGTAAATAAACATAATCAAGTCAGCATCTTGTTCTATGGAGCCTGATTCACGTAAATCTGAGTTTACAGGGCGTTTATCCGCACGTTGTTCTAAAGTACGATTTAACTGAGAAAGGGCGACCACTGGCACTTGTAATTCTTTGGCTAGCGCCTTGAGGGAGCGAGAAATTTCTGCGATTTCTAGTGTTCGGTTATCTGAAAATGCGGGTGCGCGCATTAATTGCAAATAATCCACCATAATCATACTTAATCCACCATTTTCACGATAAACTCGGCGTGCGCGAGAACGAACATCGGTAGGCGTTAGGCCTGAAGAGTCATCGATATAAAGATTATTTTTTTGCTTGAACATCCCAACTACGCTGGCAATTTTGTTCCACTCGATCTCATCTAAATTTTGACCTGTTCGAATTTTAGTTTGATCAACGCGAGCAAGCGATGCGATCATACGCATCATAATTTGTTCTGCTGGCATTTCCAAACTAAATACTAAAACAGGTTTTTCACTTGCCATTGCGGCATTTTCGCAAAGGTTCATAGCGAAAGTAGTTTTACCCATTGACGGACGTGCCGCAACGATAATTAAGTCAGAAGGCTGTAAACCTGCCGTTTTTTTATCAAGATCGGTGAAACCAGTCGTAATGCCTGTTACGCCTGAATGATTTTCAAGTTTGCTCAAAATATCGATTTTTTCAATAGTACTTTCCAGCACATTGATCACATTTTGTGGGCCCTCGCTAGAAGTTGTCCGTTTTTCTGCAATCGCAAAGACTTCACGCTCAGCCTCATCAAGAATTAACTTGATGTCTTGTCCTTTGGGAGAATAGCTATTTTCAGCAATTCGATTTCCTACCGAAATAAGTTCTCGTAATATGGCTTTTTCTCTCACAATATCCGCATAAGCCAAAATATTAATGGCATTCGGCGTATTATTGGAAAGCTCTGCTAGATAGGCAAATCCCCCCACTTCATCGCTTACACCACGGCTTCTTAAGGCTTGATCTAGCGTAATTAAATCAATAGGCGATTGATTACGCATGAGATGTTCCATTTCTGTAAAAATTAGACGATGCTGAAAAGTATAAAAATCGTCAGCAATCACACGTTCAGCAATGCCGTCCCAATGTTGATTGCTCAGCATGATGCCACCCAATACGGCTTGTTCAGCCTCAAGTGAGTGTGGTGGAATACTTATTTGTGCCGTTTTTTTGTCAGAAGATTTGATTTGAGGTTGTGATGCCATAGGACTTATTTCGATACTAGAATGTCATCTATGATACCGCAAATATCTATTAGGTTTAAGTGAAAAGTGCGGTAGAAAAAGGAAATAAAAAACGGTGGAAAAATCCACCGCTCTTTCATTTTAATGTATCTAGATTGTTGATTATTCAACAATTAATGTACGACATACGTTGGTTTGTGTCGCACCTTGACCACCGTGAGTAACAAGCACTAAATCACCAGTAGATAAGTAACCTTTTTCTTTTAATGATTGAAGTGCTACTTTTGCACTGGTTTCTGTGCGGCTATCTTCACCATGGTAAACTGGAGTTACGCCACGGTATAGTGCACAAAGGTTTAAAGTTTCTTGATTACGAGATAAAGCAAAGATCGGTAAGCCAGAGCTAATGCGTGACATTAATAATGGAGTACGGCCTGTGCTAGTTAAAGTGACAATTGCTGCAACACCTTTCATGTGGTTTGCTGCATACATTGCAGACATTGCAACAGATTCTTCAATGGTTTCGAACTCTTTATCCATACGGTGACGAGAAACGTTAATGCTTGGCATTTTTTCTGCACCTAAACATACGCCGGCCATTGCTGCTACTGTTTCAGAAGGGTATTGACCAGCCGCTGTTTCTGCAGAAAGCATAACTGCATCAGTACCATCTAATACTGCGTTTGCAACATCCATCACTTCAGCACGAGTTGGCATTGGATTGCTAATCATTGACTCCATCATTTGAGTCGCTGTAATTACCGCACGGTTTAATTGACGTGAACGACGGATTAATTTTTTCTGTACGCCGACTAATTCAGGATCGCCGATTTCTACACCTAAGTCACCACGAGCAACCATGATTACATCAGATGCTAAAATGATATCGTCCATCGCTTCATCAGTAGATACTGTCTCTGCACGTTCAACTTTAGCAACGATTTTTGCATTTAAACCAGCTTGTTGTGCAAGTTCACGCGCATAATTTAGGTCAGCACTTGAACGAGGGAAAGAAACAGCTAAGAAATCAACGCCAATGCGTGCAGCGGTAATAATGTCTGCTTTATCTTTTTCTGTTAATGCATCAGCAGATAAGCCACCGCCTAATTTGTTGATACCTTTATTATTTGATAATGGACCACCAACAGTAACTTCAGTAAAAACTTTTGCCCCATCAGTTGATAATACTTTTAATTGAACACGGCCGTCATCTAATAAAAGAATGTCGCCAGGAACAACATCTTGTGGAAGGGTTTTATAGTCTAGACCAACAGATTCTTGTGTGCCTTCACCTTTTGGTAACTCTGCATCAAGAATGAATTTATCACCAATGTTTAAGAAAATTTTACCGTCTTTAAAGGTAGAAACACGAATTTTAGGACCTTGTAAATCACCTAAGATTGCCACAGTTTTACCTAATTTTTTCGCAATAGAACGTACACGCTCAGCACGTTCAATATGGTCATCAGGTGTACCGTGAGAGAAGTTCATACGAACTACGTTTGCACCCGCTGCGATAATTTTTTCAAGATTGTTATCACGGTCAGTTGATGGGCCCATAGTACATACAATCTTCGTTCTTCTTAGTCTTCTAGACATTATTTACTCCGTCAATAATTACAAAATTTTAAAGATACTATTTTTACTTGGCTATATATTAGCCAGATGAAAAAATTGGTGCGCATTATACGCTTAAAAATTAGGGAAATCAAAAACGGCTCGGTTATTTAAGGCAATACTGTTTATTTTTTTGTCAGTTATATCGGATTTTAAGAAAAATACTTGTTTTCAGATTAAAAATATTTATAATTCCTAGCACTTTATGCAGTGCGACTATAGCTCAGTTGGTTAGAGCACCACCTTGACATGGTGGGGGTCACTGGTTCGAGTCCAGCTAGTCGCACCATCTAACCCTTTCATAACCCCGCGAAACTAATCGCGGGGTTTTGTTTTATTCAGGTTTTACAAGGGTTTATAGCACTTTCACCCCTCATATCTAATCGTCTTTAATTGTTTTTAATCGCTGTTTTTAGTAACAAGTTTAGTAACAAGATGCTAAACTTTAAAAAGCTTGTTACTAAAACTAAGGAAAAATGATGCCTCGTGTTACTAAACCCCTTACAAATACTGAAGTTGATAAGGCTAAACCAAAGGCTAAGGAATACAATTTAACTGATGGTAAAGGTCTTTTTTTACGCATAAAACCAACAGGAGCTAAGGCGTGGATTTTTAACTATTACCACCCAATCACGAACAAGAGAACATCTTTTACTATTGGTACTTATCCTTCTATAAGTCTTTCATTGGCTCGTCAAAAGCGTGAAGAATGGCTTTCTCTGATAGCTCAAAAAATCGATCCTCAAGAACATGAAAAAGAACAAGAGAGAATCGCTAGAGGAGAGAATGAAAATACCTTCTTTAAAGTCGCGTTGCTTTGGAAGGAAAAGAGAAGTAGGGAAGTTGAGCCTTTAACTATGGAAAAGAATTGGGCCAGGCTAGAAAAATATATCTTTAATCAGATTGGTAACTATTCTATTGATGATATTACCTCTCCTTTACTGATTAAAACGGTTAAACCTCTATATGAAAAAGGGTTTAATGATACGTTGCATCGACTGTTGAATTTATCTAATCAAATTTTGAATTATGCAGTAACGCTAGGATTAATGCCTTTTAATTCTTGTATAAAAGCTGCAGATGCTTATCACAAAGAGCCGCAAAAGAATCATCCCGCAATTAAACCAGAGGAATTGCCGAAACTATTACATGATTTTAGAAACTCAAATAGGGATTATTTAACTAAGATGCTATTCCTTTGGCAATTGCTTTCAATGGTGCGTCCAGCAGAGGCTGTTTCTGTTGAATGGTCTGAAATTGATTTTGATAAGAAGTTATGGACTATTCCAGCAATCAAAATGAAAAAAACAAGACAGGGGCAATTTCCTCATGTTGTTCCGCTTTCTTCTTTAATGTTAAAAATTTTGGAAGAGTTAAAGCCTATTACTGGAGATAATAAATTTGTTTTTTCTCATTATAGCAAGCCAAATCATTCCGCTAGTAAAGAACTAATAGCTAATGCATTGAGAAAGATAGGTTATAAAGGGATTCAAGATGCTCACGGATTGAGATCGATAGCTAGAACATTTTTGGAGAATCAGGCTGTTGATTTTCGTCTTGCCGAAAGTTGTCTCGCTCATCGTGTCGGAGATAAAACAAGCCAAGCATATAATCGTTATGATTATGTAGAACTCCGCCGCCCAGTGATGCAATTATGGAGTAATTTTGTAGAGTGTTGTCAAAAAAATAAAAAAAAGTTTTATTTTTTGATTTTTTGCCTCCACTATCCATTTTTTTAAATTTTATTGTTTTAAATCATATAGTTGGGTGAGTGGATACTTGAAAATCAGTGTGTCTCCACGTGTCCATCTCTCCACTATTTCCCCTCTTTAATTAACCAAAAAGAGGGCTTTCGCCCTCAATTTTATTATTTTTGTAAATATTCATTAAAAAACTCATCAAAGTTTTTGAAGTGAACATTTGTTTTAAATACTCCACCTGTGGACTTTTTACTCTTGAAATCAATCGGGTTTCTATTTTGAATCAACCCTTGTTTGATTGCACTCGTAAAGTTGTTATAACTTATCGGGTATTCATGGTTTATCGCATCGACAAATTCTAAATAAGCAGGATAAAGGTGAGTTCTAAAACGACTGCGCATCTTTGCGTTACCGATCCCAAGCCCATTTTCTTCTTCTGTAGTGTAGAGATGACTGCAAAATAAAGTGATATGGTCGGAATTGATTTTAATCTTTAACGCCTCATCACTTTTTTGTTGCTGCTCTAGAAGTTGCTTTGCCTCTAATGGATGCTTAAAGGAGTGGATTATCTTGTAAATGATAGCACTGATTTCACTTGCTATTTTGTCCATCAAATCAGGATCTCTATCTTTTTCTGGGATGATTTTATCAAAAGAAAAAATAACTCTCCGTCTCTCTATCGCACCAGTTCTATCAGTAAATTTTGTTGGCTCATTGTTCACTACCAAGATAACCGCGGGAATGACGGTGGTAAATCTAGATATATATTTTTTATCTATTCGAACATCATCGCCACCTGTTACTCGTTTTAATCCAGAACCTTTTCCGCCATATGCTTGTTGTTCAGAACAAATTAATAATAGTTTATCCTCGAATCCATCCATTTCTTTAGGGTCTTCAAAATCTTCTAAAGATGCAGCACTAATATTTTGTTCACCAACTAACATTTTAGCTAATTTAGCAAATACTGATTTCCCACTTCCGCCATGCCCTGTAACTTCTAAATACATTTGCCAGTTATAACGATTGGTGAGAATCATATAGAACGCGGCCAAAATTGCATTTTGTTTTGATTGGTTACCATCGCTTACCCAGTCAAGCCACTTATCAAAATTGGGCGTTGGTTGTCTCTTATTAATATAATCATGAGGAATATGCGATAAAAGCCAGTTTTCTTTAGAATGCTCTGAAAACTCTAACGTTTTTCTATCAAGAACCCCATTCTTAAAGGCTAATAAACCTTGTTTTGGTGAACCTAGTATCGTAGATTGAATCTTCAACGTCTTTACTGTTAATTCAATTGAATTAGCGTTATATCTAAGATTGTTTTCTTCAAAAAAACGAACTGCACCACTGATTAAATTTCCCTCATCGTATCGATCCCAACTTATGCCATTATAAGTTAGCGTTTCTTTTGTGAGCGGTATATACCCAAAATCAAAGCCTAGATATTTAGAAAGTGCGCGTGCTTTTTTATCTGCCCAATCGCTATCTTTCACTTTCTCTGGCGGTACTAATTTCTCTGCGAGATCTGCAGTATCTTTATCATTGCGTAAGCGTTGAATATAACCACTTAAATCTTCTTTAGTCTGCGCTGCAGCATCAAGAAGTTTGACTTCTATCGCATCAGAGTTTTTAGCTAAGTTTTGACAAATAGCCGTTATTTCAGCTTGTGCTAGTTCACCATATTGAACAAGTTTTACTGATCGTTGATCTTCTTTTACTATGCGGATAGAAGAAATATTCTCTAATTGTTTTTCAGCAAGAATAACTGGTTTTATATTTCTATCTAATCCGTGAATTAAAGAACATAACAAGAGCCATTCTTCACCCTTTCCGTTATCCCATGCTTGCCAGGCTTTACGCCCAGCAAGAATAAAAATATCGGAGTAAGGTTCATGAACTTGATCCGCAAGGTGCGGTGCATTAATTAATCGTGCCATGATTTATTCCTGTAATTTTTGTTTTTCCATGTTTTCAACTTGTAACTGCTCAATCTGTTTTATCACTTCACCGAACTTATGGATTAAGTAGTCATTAGCTTGATTAAAGTTTCTGATTGTTTCTTGGTTATTTGAGCTAAGTTTTGCACCTTGCGTCTTAACCATTTCATTAAATAACTTTCCGCCTGTTTTTAATCTCACCACTAAATCAGTAAGTTCATCTCTAAACTTTATTTTGTGATGGAAGTCATCAGGATAGACTTCTAAACATTTACGGTTGCTATCTAAAATAAACTTGAATTGGCGTGTGAGCTGGGCGAATTTAAAGGCTAATGGATTAGCGTAGAGTTTCCCTTGATATTTGTTTTTAATCTCGCTACCTGCGTTTCCTTGCAGATTTTTAACCAGTCCAGAATTGGGCTTGTTGGTGTTAGCAGAATGCAGATTTGCATTGCGGTTATCTTTCCATTGTTGAAGTTGTTGCATTGGGTTACTTGGTTTCATGTTGTGCCACCTTTCTAATTGTTGCTGCTTTCTTGATTTGTTCGATTGATACCGCCAGACCTTTGTAGTGTCCAGAGTGTAGATAATCTTCTGCAAAGGCTAAGAATTGTTTAATACGTTTGTAAGATTTCTCTAACTGCTCTGGTGTCGGTGTATATGGCGCTTTGAATGCTTTGATTTTTTTAGCTTTCATTGTCTTCCCCTTTCAAAATCGTGATCACTTCTAACACTCGACCGCAAATATCAGCTTGTCCTATTTCGTGCTTACATCTAATTTTTGCCTGTAACGCCTCTCTAAGCGTGCCATATTCGCCCGCTATGAATTGGTCGCCATCGTCATAAACAAAGATTAATTGATAGGGTAGGTTCGGTTTAATCATCATTTCTTTCAATCTCCCCATCTAAGCCACCAGCAAGATAATATTCGCTTAAGCTAGCGGTTTCTCTTAACGCATTGAGTAGATAGGCATTTGCCTTGATTAATCCCCCGATATGTTTCACGTTATCGTTACTCATTGCCTCGCGTGTAAAATCCTGCTCTGTGTCGGCAAGATTGCCTAAGGTTTGCATTAAGTCGCCTAAGTGCATCAATCCATATTCGATAGATTCACATAACATTTCAGATTCATTGCACAAGTCTGTTAATTTTTCCTTGCTTATTGGTACAGGGATTTGCTTGTAGTTGTTAATGTCATTAAATTCCGCTATCTCTTGTAGTGCAGATAAAATTGATTGATTAAACATTTGCGCCCCCTTGTGCTGCAGATACAGAAAGGGTAGGAAGTACCGCTAAAGTGCGGTTGTTTTTGAATGGGTTTTGATTAATTCTGCCAACGAATAACAAGGTGTCGCCATCGGTAAAACGTGAGCGTGCTTGTTGTTCATTATCGGCAAGAAGTCTGATTTTGATTTGAGGTGCGCGAATAAGCGCAAAAATGAATTGATACATTTGCGTAGATTCCAGTAAAAGATTTTCAGAATCTACCGCTAGACTTCTCACGGTCGGGCGGTAGAGCATAACAGGGTGAGAAACTGCCTTTACTGGAAAACAGCCAACCACTAAGGGTTGCCCATTACGCTCTACCATTGGGAGAATGATCGGATTTAGATTGAAAACAAAATCCGCATATTCTTTAGGTGTGCGAATGTCACGAACAAAAAAAGCACGGTTTAATGGCGTGCTATCGTTCGCCAGTAAATAAATCAGCTTCTCACGGCTGGCAATCACTTTTTCTGATTGCGAGAAAATAATGCCAAATTTCACCGCACTTTGTAAAGTAGGGTTTTGTAAATGTTTATTGAAAATATTTCTAATTTGATTAGAATATTTATGAATTAAGTTCATTTTCATTTCCTGTTTGAATTTAATTGGTTGTTTCAAATACGTTTCTATTTACGCCATAGTTTCTTTTTTCCTCACTATGGCGTTTTTTCTATTAAGCACGTGCAGCCTTCTGTTCTTCAATCCATTGATTCACTTCTTCTAAATCCCAGCGGACAAAGTTTTGTGAAAAGCGGATCGGTTGAGGAAATTTTTTAGCTTTTACAAGCAAGTTGAGTTTGGTGCGGCCAAAGCCAACAATATGGCAAGCGGTTTCACCAGAGATTAGTTTTTGGTTTGGATTTAAATTTAGATTCATAAGAAAATACCTATCGTTTGTTTAACACTGTGGAATAGCGTCCTATTCCGTTGAGTTGTTCGAACGATAGGTATTTTAGGAAGGAAGATTTGATAAACTGGAAATTTCCAGATTTTTCCAGAATTTTCCGGATTTAGGGATAATTAGTTATCTAATTCAACTGAACTTACCCAGCTTTTTAATGTTTTCCCTCTAGGAAGATGCTTGGTTAGCCCTTTTGATTCAAAATCTCTTTGTATTACGCCATCTTTGCCTTTATAGCTATCATTTGGATCGTAAACGTGTGGGCGTGGATTCTCGGCGACTTCTGCACCATATTTGATTTGGAGTAGAGCCTTAATAAATTCATTTTTCTTATTTTCTGATGCAGTTGATTTTTTTACTTTACTATTCTTTTCTATCTGTTTTTGTAATTCTTCAATTTGTTTATTCTTGTCTCTAATTTGATTTTTTAATTTTTGAGTTTCTTCTTGCTGTTCATAGCTATCATCAATTACGGAAAATAATTTTAAAAATTCAATCATATCCTCGTGAATAATGTAAACATCTTCTAAATACAGTTCTGTTCTGTTTTCGCATATAGGTAAATGAAGATAAAGCCCAGAAAAGGTGTTTACATAAATATCAGGAAATTCGTCTATATAACCACACTCCATCAATTCTATTGTGTTTTATGGTTCAAATACCTCTTTAGAAAGAGGAAAGTAGCCATTAAAAACAAGATTTCTAAAACGGTCTAGTTCTCCAGTATAAAGCTTTATTTCATCATTTTCTGAAAAATATTCAGGGAGGTAGTAACAATCATTTAATATAATATCAATACTAAAATAAATATGGTTTAGTTTTATTTGATAAATATTAAAATCTTCATTATGTTCTATTTTTGATTTTGTGTCCTTTTGGTTGAATTGTAAAAATATTTCTTCATTTCGAATATTTAGCGTTTTATTATGTGGAATTTCTCGCTTATTTACTCTATCTATTTTATTTATTCTGCCATCAAGATGAATTGAGGCTTGCAAATCACCTGACTGAATATATTCTAACAAATCGTATTCTGAAATATTGATATTGTAATTTAACGATATATATTTAACTGCATCGATAATTGAATATGCCTTTTTAGGTAAGAATTTTTGACTAACCATAAACGCCCCTTTCGCATTTGTCCTTATTGGTAGGAGCGCACCAACAAGATAAGGTTTCTTGCTTTCGGGAGCTACCCTAGATGCGCTTTATTTGATTAATTATTCCTTTACTTTAAATGGATAGTGATATTGCCTAATCGAGTTTCTTTTCCGTCATTTCCAATATGCGTTATCGTTCCGCTAATGAACGGTTTATTTTCCTCTTGTTTTTGTAAAATCCGTTGAATGATAGGGCGCTGTAATTCTTGTTCCGCCCAGCCGGATAATGTTTCGTCTTGTTCTAGCGGTTTTGGTTTTTCTTTTATCTTGTATATTAGATAACAAAAGAAGGTGATCGCACCTATTAGAAAAGCCAGTAAAGGCCATTTTAATATTGGCCAAAAGATGAAAACCAACAAGCCAACAAAAAGCAATATGGCTAAAAATAACAAAAAATCTAAAGCAGAAAATACAAATGAACCAAATGCGGATAAAACGGATTTAATCATACTTTTCCCCTTGTTTCTCTGTTTATTTCTTGTTCTATTTTATCAAAGTTTAGATGCGTTAAGCTACGGCTATTTTTTGTTCATCAGAAAAGTTTTATAATAGTCTCGCTTTGAATTTAGAAATATTTTCAAAGTCTTCTAAACGTGAGCGGCTTACTTTTTCGGAAGTTTGCCGCAAACTTTAAGGAGCTGCGATCTACAAGTGCCTAATCGCGTCCTGCATGTAAGTTTTTAGACAAAATAGCCCAACATTGTGAAATGTCGGGCTTTTCTATTATTTGAACGCTTTTTTTAATTCTTCTTCTGCAACCTCTTTTGCAATTCTTAGAGCCTGTGCCTCACCAGATTTAAAGCCTTTTTCCATATAATGGCGACCTTTCATTTTTACTGTGCCATATTCAACCATCCACCAGTAAAACGGATCTGATTTATCTTTTGTATTTTCCCCAATTTTTGCCATTCTACGGCCGTTTGTTCGCATAACTCGAATTGCAGTGATACCGCTTAGGCCATCTTTGGCTACCCTTGTTTTATGTCGAACGTTGTTTTTAATTGTTCCTTTTTGTCGGAAATTAGTGCTACTTTTCAATGTTGGAACATTCGGCTTGATTGTTTTTTCAATCGATTTGGCCGCGCTATTTAGTCCTTTTCTAATTGCTTTTGCAGCGACTTTGTTTATATCCTTGTTTAGTTTTTTTAAGTTTTGCTCAAGTTCTCTTAAGCCTTTTATTTGAACAGCCATAGTTTCCCTCTGTAGTTATAAATCAATACCATTAAATTGTTCTAGTGCGTGTTTGTGTTCATCTGAAAGCTCGAAAATCAAATCGCCATATTCAAGTTGATAAGTGCCGAATGACATTAGAAAGGCTACGGCTGGGTCGATTTTGTTTGCGGCTTTCTTCTTGTTTGGTTTAATGTTGGCGTTGGCATCAGTTTCCATCACCACATTGGATAACGCCCAGGTAAGCACTGGATCGCCATGATGTTCTATCATCTGTCTATTAATTAGCACTTCTGCACTTTTTGCCACCGGGCTAAATCGTTGATAGGTTTGCGGGAAGGGCTCAACCTCAAGCCCTGCCGCTTGTAATTGTGTGCGTAGGTGAGTTGCATTCCATACGTCAAAGCCAATCATCTTAATATTGAAACGTTGTGCATCTTTCAAAATATCATCTCTGATTTTGTCATAATCGATACAGTCGCCCTCTGTTGCAATCAGCCAGCCACTACGCACCCAGTTTCGATACATTGCACGATTTTTATTTGCTACGTTATTAAGTTGAAATTCGGGGATATAATGCCGAGTAACCAACCGCACTTTATTCCCTTGTGGAAAGGTATAGCAAAGGCTGGTTAAGTCATTGGTGCTGGATAAATCCAGTCCTAAATAGCAATCTTGGTGAAGTAAATCGCTTTCGGTGTACTGCCGTTCACATTGCGCCCAGTTTCCTTCGCCGAGCCACGGGGTTGTACCTTGACATCATACATTAAATCGCTTGGTAAGCATTTCCACCCATTCGGAAGGAATCCCCCTCGCTTTTTTAATCGTGTTCTCAAAATCAAGGTAGGGAATGGATTTACCAATATTGGGATTGGCTTTTATCCAGTTCTCTTGTTTGTCGATTTCGTTTTCTTCGTCTAGTTCAAAAATCAATACGAACAAGCTATCGTTCTGCTCATTCCCTTCAAGGATTTGAGCGCAATAATCATAATGCTGTTTACAAGCCGAAATCACGTTACTTCCCGCGGTTGTTATGGCAAAGAGCAAACCTTCTGGGCGTGCGCCTTGTCCTAATTCTAATGCGCTATAGACGCTGTTGTCCGTGTGTAGGTGATATTCATCCACAATGGCGAGACTTGGGTTCGTTCCTTCAATGGTTGAAGATTTAGCAGCCAATGGGCGCATGATACTGTTATTTTTAGGGTTGATGAGTTTGTGCTGTTGAATGTTGAGCCGTTTTTTCAGTAAAGGCGAAAGTAAGCACATTTGACGCGCATCATCAAAAACGATTCGGGCTTGGTCTCGGCTCACGGCTGCCGTGTAAATATCTTGTTGGCCGCCTTCCATCACCAAAAACCAATTGGCTAAAACAGCGGCTACCGTTGATTTGGCGTTTTTTCTTGCCACTTGAACGTAAGCAGAGCGATATTTTCTTAATCCTGTATCTTTTCGTTTAAAGCCGAGAATGTTAGCAAAGAGAAAAACTTGCCAATCTGAAAGAATAATCGGCTCACCGCGCAAGTGTCCTTTAACGTGTGGGCATAGTTTCGAGAAAGCGATAAATTTTTCTACCGCACTTTGATCAAAGAAATAATCGGGGTTGTTTAAATCGTTAAAATAACGCGCTACGGCTTGTTTTATCTTCTTACAAGCCACTATTTCACCTGATTGAATTTTCTCTGCGTATTCGTGCCAGATTGCCATATTTAGCCTACATTGTGAGGATTTCATCAATCATATCGGTTGAATCAACTTCAACAGGATTTTTTCTACGGCTAACAGGATCAAAGCCTAACAGTGAGGACATTTTCACCATCACTTTTTCTGCATCAGCTTTCGCGGATAATGCGGGATTTCTTGACTGTGTGCCTTGGCTATTGACGATTGAAAAGCCATTTTTGTGAATATCTTCAACGGCTGCACGGAAAAGAGAATAGTTCACGCAATATAACTCAAGGTGAATTAAATCGGCATCTTGAATATCGCCACGTTCAAGAAGTTGAGGGATGCGCTCTTTCCATACTGATTTAGCAATCGGATCTAAAAAACTTGGCGGGGTGTGTAAATTCTTCTTTTTAGCTGTCATTGTGTTTCCTTATTTTCAAAAAAATTTCCTTGCATAAAAATTAAAGGGGGCGGGCGGTTCTTTAGGCTTGCCACTTTCTTTCAAAAACTCCCCCCACCTGTTCAAATCGTCTTTTGTTCAAAATTTATACCAATCCAAATTTGGATTGGTTAGCTCAGTTGTTACCATATGACTACAACTCAACCGTGTACATATGCCCATACTTCAATTGTTTCGATATAGAAACGGTTTACTTCTTCGCACCAAATCCGCGTTGGTCTATCACTCGTGTTTTATAGCTATGGCAATCACGGCATAAAGATTGATGGTTAGATTCAACCCAAAATAGCGGGTCTGCTTGTCCGTTCTCAACTCGCTTGATATGGTCTATCACTGTAGCGGGCGTGTAGATACCATTTTCTAAGCACATCACGCAAAGAGGGTGATGCTTTAAGTATTGCTCGCGGTATTTGCTCCACTTGTGATCGTAACCTCGTGCGCTGCTGTTTGGGCGGTTGTCCTTTGGCTTATGCTCTTCACATCTGCCCGACTTCACTTTATTTCTACACCCTGGATAACTACAACGTCTTAACGGTTGATAAGGCATATCGGTTACTAAATCCTTAGTAAGCGCAAGGCTCTCTATAGACTTCCCATAATGCGGAAATCGTCATGGGTGCTTGTTTAAGATTGGCTAAATCTGTTATAGCCTCACGGTTTGTGTAAAGGTAGGCAATATACATTAAGCAGCCGACTTTAATTGATGGCGTAAACGGAACGGTATTTTCTGTTTCTTCATCACCAAAGGTTTTGCCTATATGCTTTTGGCATACTTCCAATGTAGCGACCTTATAGGTTTCGAGTAACGCATCATCTAAATCATGATCGAGATTTAAATGTTGCTTAATTTCTTCTAGTTCAATTTGTGCCATTGCCTAATAACTCCTTACAGATTAGTTGAAGTTCACGGTGAGATTCCTTGCTGTCTATGATATTGGTTATCTCAAGCAGCCTTGTGCCATACTTCACTCGCATAGTGCGATCGACTTCTATCCCATAACGAACCCTAACCCTTACAATGTTCTCCCCTAGAGGCACTGCCCCAGAGAAGAACTCTCTACCTTGTAATGGCTCAACTGCAGCTCGAACATTAGAGATAGTTCTCCATTTACTCACAATGCCGCCATAGTCGTTCTGTTCGTTTACTTGCTTTTGTAAACCAATCACCTTGTTATACTTGCCAGCCTTAAGCATCACTGCCATTGCTTGCCCCCTGTTCTTGTTCATCACCGCGTTTAACTTCTACGGTTTGCTTCCAAGCCTGGCTAAATTCATCTCCACCTCCATAAGGCGGTAAACCTTCACGGCGGCGAACTTCATTTGGAGACATTACACCCGCTTTGATTGCCACATCATAGCTACTGAAACGTTCGCTTTGACTGGTGCGCAATAAGTCGCTTGTATCAAATTCGATTAAGTAACGTTTCTTGCTGTTGCTGCCTAAATCAATCATCAAGGCATCTTTGAGTTGTTGTTCAAAGTTAGTAAGCCAGGGGCGTAAGGTTTGAGAAAGAAATGCGCGGCTTGCCTCACTGAAATTCGCATAGCTACTATTAGAATAATCTTGTAAGAAAATCGGGCTAATATTGTAGATTCGGGCTATATCAGAAATTGTGAATGTGCGACTGGCTAACCATTCTGCATCTTGGTTTGTCATGCCTAATTGTTTATATTCCATTGAGCCTTCAAGAATAGGCGTTTTACCCGCATTCTTTGCCCCCTTGTAACGCTCAAGAGCTTTGACGGCTTTCTGAGCTTTTGCATCATCTAACCATTCTGCCGTTGAGATAAGCCCGCTTGCCATCAATCCGTTTTTCATAATGGCTGCGCCATGGCGTTGTTGAGCTAAACCTAATCCGACCGTTTCACGGCAAACTGTTATCGGAGAACGCCCCATAAATCCATCAATAGAACTATGGCGTAAATGTAAAATCTCATCTTGAAGATAGTTTTTTGTTACCCCGTTTAAGTCTGTGATTTGATAAATATATTCACCCGTTACTTTACGGAAGATATTTACCGCACTTGGTTGATAGGGAGTAAGGCTTATTGGTTCGCCTTTGTTATTCCACTCAATCACGGCATAAGCGTTACCATTTAGCAAACAATGGCGCATCATCGTATTTTTGAATTGATACGGTGTTTGGCTGCGGTTTGGCATTTCATTGAGAAGATATTCAACAGGATGACGATAGATCCTTTCTCGGCCATCTTCTTTTAGTGCGTATAGATAACAAGGCATTGATGCGACCGCCTCTGAAATGACGGTAACGGCATTCATCACGGCAGGTAACGATTCTGCAGTTTGTGGACTGACAAATTCGCCCGCACCTGTATTGTTTACGCCCATGTAAGATAAAAGCTCTTCGATTGAGGTTGGCTCGCTACGTTGCTCTTTTCGTCTAAAAGGATTCCACATATTAAGCCTCCATCACATCAAGCCACTGTTTCAAAAGTGCGGTAGAGTGTTTCTGTGTTTTTTCTTTGGCAGCGACCATCGAACGCTTAGCAATTTCTACGCTACTTTCAGGATAGGCGGGAATGCTTGTTACGGTAATTTCAAAGAGTTCGGCTTTTTGTACGGTTCGTTGGCAAGGCTCTACATCAAAATTCCATGTTTCTTCTTTAGCCCAAAAGCCGAAAGACATTCCGCTAATATCGCCGCGTTCAACACTTACCAACAAATCACGCCCTAAGGTGGTATCAGGTGGTGTTAATTCAAAACGCAAGCCGATTGAATCTTCTTCTAGTTTTAATGTTCCCGCACTAGTGCGACCGAGTAACTTGGTGTAGTCGTGTTCAAAGAGTGCGCGAACATCTTCGCCACTGGCTAAACTTTCACTGAATGCTTTAGGCGCAAAGGATTCTACAAAATCACAGTAAAGCACTTGTGAAGGGCTGTTCCATTTGACCGCATAACCAACGAGCTTTTGATTCTCTTCATCCGTTGAAATTGTTGCAGAGCGGATTTCAAATTCTTTCTTCATTTTTCACCTATTAAGCAAAAAAAGGGGCTTATGCCCCTCTATGATTTATGCCGTTGTCTCAATCACTTTAATTGCGTTGGAATCTACCACTCCACCACCCAAATATTTATCGGTGTGGACTTTATAGAATCCTGGCTCGGTTAAGTTGTCTGGTCGAGTTCGTACGCCTGTTTCATGATCGACAATGAAGTAACCTCGTTTGAAATCACCAAAGGCAATAACTGCTTGATTTGCACCACCTGTCGGCATTGTCTCTAAGAAGTAAACTGGACGGCCTAATAATGTAGCGGGCGCATCGGTTGTTAAACCATCGCGCCAAATGTAATCGCCATTTTTGTTTTTGAGTTTTTGTAATGCTGCTGCAATGGTTGATGACATCACCCATACGGCATTTTTGCGGTATTTACTGTGAAGGGTATAGAACGCATCGATTAAAGTGTCTGCCTCAATTTTTGCCGCACCCGCTACTTCAATTTTTTGAAGTTTGCCGAATGGGCGCACTTTATCGTTTTCAGTTGTGCGTTCGTAGGTCAATAAACCTTTTGATTTTTTGTTACCATCACCAGAGGTTAAATCTACTTCTTCTGTTTCAGTGAAGGTCTCCGTGATTTCATCAGTGAGCCAACCTAAAACATCAATGCTGGAGAAGTCCAAAATTTCTTGAGTAGTTTTTGGATAAGCATAGATTGAATTTAATGCAATGGTTACTTCGTGCAGTTTCGGGGTTGCTGTGCCGTTGCGTGCTGCGCCTTCTGTGCCATGTTCAACGGTTGCACCACCAGCAGATACTAATTTTTTGTATTCTTTCGCACCGATAGGCAAGCGAACGACATTACAAAGCTGGCGCATGACGCTATCATCAGTTAAGCGTTTCATGACCTCTTTGTCTAATTGCGGGATAACTGAATAACCGCCATCTTCACCGTTAGCCGTAGTTAAATTGCGAAGTTCACCGGTTTTAATGTAATGGCGCAATTCATCATTTGAAAATTGTTTCGTGCTGCGAGTTTCTAATGGGTTAGATTGCGCACCAAGATTACGTTCTTCATCTGCTACGGTTTCGTATTTACTGATTTCATCACTCAACTGTTTCACTAAATCTTTCAATTTATCAAAATCTACTGATTCAGCTTCATCCAATGAACGATTTTCTTTTTCTGCTTTATCAAGCATTGCACGCATTTCTGCGACTTTTTCTGCCTTTTGTTGGCGTAACTCGATTAATTTTTTAAGCATAATTTGTCCTTATTCATCATAGTTAATATCAAATTGAAGAACTGATGAAATCCATGCAGCTTGTTCTTCATCATAGTTATAGTCATAACTCTTTAATGAAATATTAAGAACAGATTTTAATTCGCTGTTATAAATAGTATTTCGAATTAACTCTGCAATATTATCTAATTCATCTTCGCCAGAGTGAGGTTTTAAATAAATAGCAATATTGAGTGTTGCATTTAATTCACTATCACAAAGGCAAGTTTGATCTAAACTAATATCTTCTAAATAAACAGAAATAGCAGGACATTGTTCAGAAGGATTTAACCCAAGGATGCGGCCGCTATAAAAACGTTTAACTTGGCTTGAAAGAGCAGGTTTTAATCTTTCAATTACTTCATCTCTAATTTTTTCATGTATAAGCAT